GCCCCGCCGGCCAAGTGTCGGCGGGGCTTTCTACTTGAAGAGGAGTCCCCCTTATGTCTGACGTTCTGAACCTGGACCCCGAAGACCTGTCCATCGGCGACCTTGAGGATTTCGAGGAGATCACCGGGCAGGCGCTCACGGAGGCGCTGAAGGCTAAGCCTGTCCTTGATGCGGACGGGAACCGCCAGTTTGACGCGAAGGGCCGTCCGCTGTCTGAGGCGCAGTTGAGCGCGAGGGTCATTAAGGCGCTGGTCTACCTGACTAAGCGCCGTGACAATCCGGCGTTCACGCTGGACGACGCCCGGCACGTGCGCATTTCTGAGCTGCGGTTCGCCGAGAGCGACGCGGAGGGAAACGACTGAAGCTGGACCGGCTGAAGGAATGGGCTTTGCTAGCCCGTTTCTACGGCTGGACTCCGGCACAAATACGGGGGCTAACGCTGGCCGAGTACCGAATGTTTCTCGGTCAGGCGGAGGCGTTGCGGGATAACGGGGGTTAACCGTGGCGGCTGGGGAGAAGATTCTCCGCGTCATCATCGCGGGTGATGCGCTAGGCGCCGTGGGCGCCCTTGAGGAGCTGTCCCACGGCCTTGAGCATGCGCACAGTGCGGCTGATTCGCACGGCGGCGGGATCATGTCGTCTCTCGGCGGCATCGCAAAGGGAATCGGCGTCTTCGCTGTCGGGGCCGCTGCGGCAGTGGCGGGTGTCGGTGCCGAGATCTACCACATTAGCTCGGCCTATGAGCAGAACCTAAACGCCATTCAGGCGTTCACTCATTCGACTAACGATCAGATGAAGTCGCTTGAGAACCAGCTTTATGCACAGGCCCCGGCGTTTGCCCAGATGGGCCAGACGGTTTCTGACGCTTCCGAGGTTCTTTACCAGCTCACCAAGGCCGGTGCCTCCGCTAAGGATGGCATGGCCGAGCTGACGCCGACTATGGCCCTGGCTAAGGCAACGAATACTGACTACACCGAAGCGGCCGTCGAGATGACGCGGGTGTTGGACTCGTTCGGCCTTAAGGCCACGGACGCTGTCACGATTGCTAACACCCTGACGAATGCAACGCACACGTCTACACAGACGCTTCAGGCTCTCGGCGACGGCCTGAAGTACACATCCGTTGTGGCGCATGACTTTGGTATTGATCTCCAAACGACTGCCGCTGTGACGGCGATGTACGCGAACGCCGGTATTCAGGGTACGCAGGCCGGTACGAACATGCGGCAGATGCTTGTGAACCTGTCGGCTCCGACGAAGGCCGCTAAGGCAGCCATCAAGGACATGGGCCTTCAGGCATGGGATGCGCAGGGGCGCCTGAGGCCGCTCACTGACATCTTTCAGCAGCTTCAAGACAAGTTCGGCAAGGGCCTGGACACCCATTCTCTTGAGAAGATCGCGCCAGACCTTAAGGCCGTTTTCGGGGCGCGGGGTGTTGAGGCGATCATGGCCGCTATCCACCAGGGCGGTGGCGGTCTTCAAAACTACATCAACCTGATGAACCGAACGGGCGAGGCCACGGCCATCGCCCAGGCCAAGTCTAAGGGCCTTTCGGGCACGTTCAACATGCTGCGGGCCACGATGGAATCAGCCGCGCAGCACTTCTATATGCAGGTGGGCCCGAAGCTGGCGAACTTCCTGGATCCGTTCGTGGAAGCCCTCCCGGGCTACCTGTCGAAGGCGGCGCACTTCGGCCAGCAGGTTTGGCAGGCCCTCACCGATCCCGGCAAGGACGGCGGTAAGGGCGGCGGCGGGAACGGCCTAATGAAGGGGCTTAACGAGGTCGGCCAGACCATTCACACGGTTGTTCTGCCCGCCCTCGGGCAGGCAGCGAAGTTCATCCGGGACGACATAGTCCCGGTGGCGATCCAGTTCGGTCGCATCTTCGCTACGCAGGTTGCCCCGTTCATCGCGAGGGTTTCGCGGGACCTGGCAACGATCATGCTGCCGATCCTCCGGGACGTGGGCCGCTTTGTGCGGGATGACATCCTTCCGGCGATCAAGCAATGGGGCCAGTTCATCTCTACCGAGGTCATTCCTCGGATGGAGGTGCTTTGGGCTAAGACGATGCCGATCCTGAAGACCATAGCCGACTTCATCGAGAAGAAGATCATTCCGCTTCTCGACTGGGCTTGGAAGCAGATCCAGCCGCTCATCAAGGACCTGCAAGCGCTGATCGTTCAGGTTCTCAACGCCCTGTCTGGGATTCTCACGGTCGTTGAGCCGATCCTGAAGTGGCTGATTGACGTCCTGGGCGGACCGTTCATCGACGTGGTTAAGGGCTTCCTTGGCGGCGTCTTCCAGTTGGTTAAGGGGGTCATCGAGTTCTTCCGGGGCCTCCTCGACTTCCTAGGGGGCCTGTTCACGGGGAACTGGTCCCGCGTCTGGCACGGCATCTCGGAGATAGTTGCTGGGGTCTGGAACGCCCTTGTGGGCTTCTTGAAGGTCGTCATCTTCGGCAAGATAGTGAAGCTGTTCATTGAAGGCGGACAAGCCCTCATGGACGCCGTAGAGGCGCCGTTCAAGTGGATAGCCGACCGGGTCACGTCGTTGGGCTCTGACATCACGTACGGCTTCACGCGGATGAAGCAGGTTGCCGGGGCCATCTGGTCAACCCTGTGGGACTCGGCGACGTCAACACTGACCGACGCCATGAAGTCCATGGGGGACAACATCGTCCGCCTCGGCAAGAACATCTTGCAGTGGTTCCAGGATCTTCCGGGCAACATCGGCCGGTGGCTCTCGGGAGCCGCTAACTGGCTCGTCAAGTCCGGTACGGACATCCTCACGGGTCTGGTAAACGGCGTGACGGCTGGGGCTAAGGCCCTGGCGGACTGGTTCGGGCGCCTTCCCGGGATGGTCGGCGGATGGTTCAAGGACGCCGGTACGTGGTTGTATGACGCCGGTATCCACATGATGGAAGGTTTCATCAAGGGCGTTGGCGACATGGCCGGGAAGGTCAAGGACGGCGCCGTAAACGTCGTCAAGGGCGCCTATAACGCGGTGACGTCATTCCTCGGGATCAACAGCCCGTCTCGCCTCTACATGGAGGTAGGCGGCCACACCGCACAGGGCCTCATTAACGGCGTCGTAGCCAAGACCAGGTCTGTTCATGACGCGGTGGTGGGCATGGTGACCGTGCCGGCCGACCGCTTTACAGCGGCCTTCCGTCAGCAGCAGCAGAACGCGACCACGGCGGCGGCAACGGCCGCCAGGTCTGCCGGGCAGGTGTGGGCGACGGCGGGAGCCGTGGGGGCTCAGCCGGCCGCAGGCTTTACAGTGCCCGTCACTATCAACGTGGCCGGTTCCATCCAGGCTGAGCGCGATTTCGCGCGCACGATGTCTCAGGCGATCCGTGACGAGATTCGCCAAATCGGCCGCCGCAACGGCGGCAAGACAGGCCTTCAGGGGAGTTTCTAAAACGGGGGGAGGAACGGCCCTCACGCTTCGGCGTGGGGGCCCTTCTGCATGTCTACAACCTTGGGTGTTCACATCGGCTGGAACGCGAACCTGCCAGATCAGTATGTGCAGTACTCCGACGTGTCCGGCTACGTGACGTCGGTCGATACGCAGCGGGGACGCTCGACCGAGCTGGACGATATCCAGACCGGTACCGCAACGATCGCGCTCGACAACTCGGACGGCCGGTTCACTCCGGGCCGGGCCTACGGCAAGGAGCTGCTTCCCGACAACGTCCGGTCTTCGACCGGATGGAACCAGAACACGACCGGGTTCACGGTCGGCACCTACACCGGCATCTCGTCCGTGTCTTCGCCCACGCTTTCGTGGTCGAACAGCCTTCAGGCGATCGTGTCCACGGCGCTTGCGGGGAACCGCATTGTCAGGACCACGGCTGTCCCAGTGACGCCGGGGAAGCAGTACCGGGGGTCTGTGATGGCGTCCGCGTCCGCAGGGACGCTTCAGGCCCAGACCGCCATCCGGTTCTATGACGTGAACGGGACCGACCTCGGCAACGGGACCGACTTCGATACGACCTGGAAGCAGTACGCCGACGTGGTCCGGGCTTCCATGCCGGTCGCCTATCACCGGATGAATGACGCTGGGGGCAACTCGTGCGCCCCTACTGCGGGCCGCGACCCGATGGTGACCTACAACGTCGCGGCTGGCGCCGCTGGCTCTTCGTGGGCCGCTGGCGGCACCGCTTCGGCAGGCGTGTTCAACGGCACGTCCTCCATCGCAGAGGCGTGCGGGATCCCGCTGGCCACGGTTATAGATAACGGCAGCTCGGGCGGTACGTCTTCGGTGGAGCTGTGGTTTAACACCACCACCCCGGGCGGTCTTCTGGCGGATGCGCCTTCGGCGCTGTCTACCAACTACAGCAGCCCTTCGCAGTACACCATCAGCAGCGCGGGCGCCCCGGTGGGCGGCGGCGTGCTGTTCCCCGTGGCTTACATCGGCACGGACGGATACCTGTACTGCCAGCAAAGCGGCTACATGCCGACCCCGCCGAAGAGCGCATACCCGGTTAACGACGGCCTGTGGCATCACCTGGTGATCGCGGGCGGTACTTGCTACCTCGACGGGGTCCAGTTCGGCACGGGGACCGTGGCCCTTTCGCGCCCCGTCTTGGGCTACGTGGACTTCTCCGCCTCTGCGCCTTCGCCCGCCAAGCCCAGCACGGGCTATTTCGCGGGCAGCATGGCGGACGTGGCGCTGTACCGCCACGCGCTGACGGCTCAGGCCGTCGCAGACCACTACCGGCACGGGGTGGACGCGCTGCGTCCGGTGCGCTCCTCGGGGAGCACGTACCCGCTTCCCTGGGGGCTTCTGGCGACCAGCGTCACGGCGCCGGCCAACGCCTTTACAGCGTCCGTGGAAGTCGTCACCGGCAACGCCGGAACCTTCTACTTCGACTCGTTCTCTCTGCGGCAGGTGTCGCCGTTCTATGGCCGTATCCGGCCGCGTCGGCGCGTCCGGGTGTTCGCCACGACCGGGCAGAACCTCATGCCCCCGGGCTTGAACCTGGGTTATCAGACGTACAGCGCCATCCCGACTGGGGTGGACGCCAACGAGACCGGCGCGTTTGTGCTCGCGGGCGGTACGAACTTCGGGTTTGACCCATCGAGCGGCGTAGCAACGTATTCCGCTAACTCGTCATCAGTGGCGGCGCTGTCGCTCTATGGGCCGTCCGGGAACGGCCTTTCGGTTCCGTGGATGCTCTTGCCCGGCAATACGTATACCTTCTCGGCGCAGGTTGCCGCCTGGCGGTTCGCTGCGGCCAGCACCGGCGTAACCATCGGCATCAACACGACCGTGAACTCTCAGCCGGGTTCTTCGACGTACTTCAACGGGTCGGTTACGCCTCAGCACATCAACCCTGGTGACGTGTCTTGGAAGACGGTTTCTTGGACGTTCACAATCCCGAGCACCTACACGCAGCCCGAGTTTCTGTTCACGTTCTACACCAGTGAAACCGTTTCGTCGGGCACCACGTTTGGATGGCAGACGGCTTTCAGGAACCTTCAGCTTGTCGATGTGACCAACGGGCAGACGATACCGGCCTATCAGGCTGGCGATGCCACCATGCCTGTGTTTATCGGCGTGGCGGACAAGTGGGAGAGCACCACCGAGTATGACGAGAGCGCGACGGTTCAACTGTCGTGCTCTGACATGATGCGGGCTCTTGGTGAATCTCAGATGACCGACGCTCCGCAGTCGCTAGGGTTCCGGCCTGACTGGAACTGCCTAGGGGCATGGAGCCTTAGTCAGACGGTGGACTTGATCGGCGACGTGGCGAACGTCGCGCCGAATCAGCTATTGGGCACGGCCCTGATCTACTCGGCTAACACCGCTGCCGTGTCGAACATGTTCATTAGCGAGAATCCGAACACCAGCCTGCCGGGTCGGTACTTGCCCAGTGGCAACGGCGGTATCAACTTCAATACGGCGCTGGCTCATTATCTGCTTTCGTTCGGGAAGCTGCCTGCTAAGGGGGCGGTTGAGTTCTGGTTCCGGCCGTACAACAGCTCAGGCACCCCTGACGTGTGGAACGGCGGCGACAACCTGATGTGTGCATCGGGACCGTTCCTGAGCATGTATATCGGCACGGGCGGGGTTGGCCAGGTGTCGTGTGGATGGAACGGCCGTAAGGCCACTTCGACAAACACGGCGCCGGGTTCCCCGGCGAACGAGATGACCCGTGGCGGGCACGTGGCTATTGAGGTCATCACCTCCGGGGGCGCCTCGCCTACCGCGTCGGTGCAGGTCTTTTACGACGGGATATCGGTTGTCTCGTCGAGCGGCGAGGCCTTCGGCCCGGTTGCTCAGCAGTACAACGGCCACTATTCGGGGTTCTCTATCGGCGGGGACCGCAACTTCACCGACCCGATTACGTCGGTTTCGCTGCCTCAGTTCTGCGGTGAGGTCTACTCACCGGCCATGTACGGCAATGCTGGCTTGGACTGGGCTACCAGGGTCAACCTGTTCTCCGTTTCGGTCGGCTTCGCCGTGAACACGCCCGTGAACAACGGCAGCGTTATCAGCGTGGCGCAAACCCAGTTGCCTTGGATCGCGGCAGCCTCGGGCGTGACGCAGCCGATTGCGGTTGGTTCCCCGGCGGGGTTCTCGTCTGACGCCGACGTGCCGATCTTCAACAGTGGCACCGGCCTTGACGCCTTCAAGGCTCAGGCCGCACAGACCATGGGCATGGTCGTGTTCAACCGGTACGGCGCTCTATCGATTCAAGACAACACGTTCCGGCAGAACGGGAACTCGCTGACGCTGTTTGACTGCAAGGGATCCAACGGGCCGGACAGCGCAATGCTGTACGTGAACGACATTGACCGCACCTGGACGTCAGTTCAGCTCAACGCGGACAGCGGCTCGACCGTGTGGAACTCTTTCGCGGGGTGGTCTCAGTACGGGTGGCATCAGCAGGCGCAAGGCGTCCAGGGCGTGACCGCCGCGACCGGCACCTACGCATGGGGGTTCCTGGCGAACTACTTGCAGCCGACTGCCCGAATTGACTCGGCATCGTTCACTGTCACCAACAATGCCCTAGCGGCGTCGGCGCTCATGGTGGACATCGGTTCGCACGTGGGCTTTAGCAACCTGCCAGACAACGCCCCGGGCGACGGCCCTTACGGGGCCTATTACTGCTGGGTTGAGTCCGTGAAGGTATCCGCTAAGGCGGAAGGCGGCGTGATTGTGCCAACCGTTCAGGTCACGCTCTCTCCGGACTTCACCTATGTTCCGATCATGTAAGGGGGTTCGGGCTTTGTCTTACGAGAGCCTGATTTCAACGACCGCGATTCTCGCGGGTGGCCTTGGTCTTGGATCGGGCGCACGCGCCCGTGTGAAGGCCGCAAAGCTTGTCGCGACCGGTGAGGTTTGGCGGGAAGAGGCAGAAGCCCAGAAGGCCCGTGGTGACCGCTTAGAGGCGGCCGTAGAGGCTTTGACGTCCGAAGTGACCTCGCTCAGGAGCGAGATTCGGCGTCTCACGGGGGTGCTCCGGATTGTTGCTCCGGAGCTGATCAAGGGGGGAATGAATGACGACAGCTGAGACTGTCCTCAACGTCGCGCGGGGGCAGGTTGGGACGGTCGAGAACTCGGCCGGCGACACGCTTTACAGCGACTGGTACGGGCTGCCTGACGAGTCCTGGTGCGACATGTTCGTGTCGTGGGTGGGTTCCACCGCTGGCGCCTCCGGCGTCATCGGCCACTTCGCCTACTGCCCGAGTCATGTCGATTGGTTCAAGAACCGGGGCCAGTGGGGGAGCGCTCCGCGCGTCGGCGCCGTGGTGTTTTTCGACTGGAACGGGGACGGCGAGGCCGATCACGTCGGGCTGGTCGAGACCGTCAACGCGGACGGCTCCATCGGCACTATCGAGGGCAACTCCACCAACCCCGGCGGCGGCCGGTTCGGGGTATTCCGGCACACCGAGTGGCCCCGCTACGTCCTGGGCTACGGCTACCCGGCGTACGACGCTCAGGGCAACACCACCGTGGGCGCTCCGAAGCTCTACACGGTGAAGCGCGGTGACACCCTGTGGGGCATCGCTGCGGCTCTCGGCGTCTCGCTGAGCGCGCTTCTGGCAGCGAACCCGGGTCCGGCTGCGCACCCGACTGCGCTTCAGCCTGGCGACACCATTACGGTTCCCGGTCCTGTGGCTACGGCCCCGGTCACCGCGGGGCCGACTGTAAAGCCTCCGGCCGGCAAGCCGACCACGCCCACGCCGAAGCCTCCGGCTCCGGTGAGCAAGCCTCCGGCTAAGCCTCCGGTCACGGCTCCTCCGACGAGCCCCGCGCACACGCGGGTGCTGTCCTACGGCATGTCGGGGGATGACGTGCGGCGCATTCAGGAGTGCCTGCATGAGCGGGGATACGACCAGCCGGTGACGGGCTGGTTCGGGCCTATCACGGCCGGAAACGTGCGCTACTTCCTGTCGCTGCGGTCCTGGCTGTGGACCAACGGCGCCCCGGACGAGACGGCCGGTCCGCTCACCCAGACAGCCATTTGCAAGTTCTGATCCATCTACCTTGGGGGGTTTCTGAATGAACCTGTCTCTTCTGAAGCTGAAGCTTGCGAACGAGCCTGTTTGGCTGGTCCAGGCGCTCAACGCGGCCGTGGGTATCGCGGTCTCTCTCGTTTCCGGCGGCAACTGGCAGAGCCTTGTGCCGTCCGTCCTGGTGGCGCTGTCCGCGCCTCTGCTCCGGTCCCGGGTGACCCCGGTCCGGGTCGCCGCGCAGCTCATCAATGAGGCCCTGCACACCCCGGCCCCGGGCCCCGGCCCGGCTCCGGCTCCGGTGTCCGTGCCGTCCGTCGTGGCGGACGTCGCCAAGGCCGTTGAGGCGGACCTGACTGCGAAGGTGCTTCCGCCGAGCAAGTAAGGAGGTCGGATGCTCCAGAGGTTTGACCGCTGGTTCGGCTCCGCCGCTGGCGTCTATCAGACGCTCGTTCTCGTCCTGGCCCTCGTCATCGGCGAGGCTGCCGGATGGGTTCATGACGATCACGGGTTCTGGCTGCTGTACTGGCTGACCGTGTATAGCGGCATTACTCAGCCGATCCTGGCCTACTCCAACCGGCGCAGCATCGAGGCTCAGGCCTCGCGTGAGGATCTGGTCGTGGAGCTTGAGCGCCGGATCCTGGCAAAGCTCGACCGCTAGACACAGAGAAACCCCCCGCCTTCGGGCGGGGGGTTCTTCTGCGCTCACGGGGTTTCGCGGGGGCTCTCTTCAAGCTTCTTGGCCTTCGTGCGGTACGCCGCCCTTAGGCGTCGCCTGCGGCTTTCGTAGTCGTCCACGGCGGCCGTGATCTCGGCGACCAGGGCAAGGAATGCGTCACCTCCGGCTGCGTCCATGCTGCGCCGGATTGAATCGGCGTCCCGGGGTGGCTTGGCCTCGTCGTCCATGACTCTCCTTACGTAGCGTCCTTGACGCACTGATGCGTCAGAGGCGATACTTGGACTCGTTCCCGCTGGTGGCGGGCCTGCTAGGGAAGGGGTGTGCTGTGCAGTTGAGTGATGAGCAAGTGAAGATCTGGGTTCGGCAGCAGCAGCGGAAGGCCGGGCCTCTGCCCTCGGAAGAGCGTCGGCGGGCCCTCCGCCGGTTCGGCTACATCGTCGAGTAGCGAGGCACGATCTCTATCGCCTCCGTGTTGAACACGCGGCTTGTGTTGTTGATCGGCTTCACCACAACGGCCCGCACGTAGTCCATGATGGCGGCCCGTTTCTCTTCCAGCGGCATCCCTTCCCAGCGCCCGGCTAGTGCCGTGGGATCCACCTTGGCCGCTATCACGGCTTCCCCGACCTGCCGGTGATGTTCCACCCGCAGCGCCGTAGCCTCCGCGTCTAGCGCTTCCAGCTCATCAAGATAGGTGGCGTAGCTCATCGTCTTCTTGTGAGCTACCAGGATCGTCCGCTCTTCGGCGATCTCCGCTAGGCGCGGGGGCTCGGGGACCTCCGCGCGTTCCTGCGGCGTGGCGCCGCTGTTCTTCGCTGCTTCGGCGAACACGTAGGCCGTGACCAGTTGGTCAATCGGCTCCGCCGAACGCATGATCTTTCCGCATCCGCCGTCGTTGCTGCTGTCGCAGCCGTACCGGCGCTGTGACTTCGGCCCGGCCTTTGTGTCGTAGGTACGCGTAAGCGACCGCAGCGGCTTGTCACAGACCCCGCAGCGGGCTATGCCCGCCGACAGGAGGCCACGGGTAGCGGCCCGTATCGGGTCGGGCCGTTCGAGGTCGCGGATTGCGGCACAGGCCGCGTCCCACTCCTCAACCGTGAGGATCGCCTCCCAGTCGCCCCGGATGAACTCCCCCTCTGACGTCTTTACGGCGTCGCCCTTATAAGTGGAGAGCCCGGCTATCCGAGGGTTCCGATAGATAGCCTTGATCCACGACGAGGTGAGGGGTAGGCCGTTGGGCCGGGTGCGGCCGAGCTTCGCCCACGCGCGGCCGATGGTGGCGAACTTGCAGCCCCGTAGAAGCAGGTCGTAACCAACCTTGATCAGCGCGACGGCTTCGGGGTCGACCTTGTACCCGTCATCAAGCCAGCCGAACGCCGTAGTTCCGCCCGGCTTCTTTCCCTCGATCGCGTTCGCGATGGCCTTCCGCTTCTGGCGCCGCGCAGCGGCGGCCGACTGGTCGTAGGCCAGCGAGACCAGGATCCGGGCCATGGCCCGCTGATTCGGCTGGGCCAAGTCCAGGTCTATCGTGACGAACCCGGAGAGCAGCCCGGGCAGCTCGTCATAGATGTCTATCAGCCGCTCAAGGTCTTTCGGCTTGCGGACGAGCCGGTCAAGGTCGTAAGCGAGCGCGCCGCCGATGACGCGCCCGGCCAAGTCTTTGAGCAGCCGTTCGAAGTCTTCCCGGACTACGCCCCGTTTGAAGGCGGACGTGTCGTTGTCTATGTAGAAGACAAGTCGAGACTCGGGGATGCCAAGCCGTGCGGCAAGGATGATCGCGTCTGTCTTCTGCCGGTTGACTCCGGCGGCGTCTCCCTCATCGTCCTTGCTGATCCGCAGATAGACGCCAATGGGCAGCGTGGTGCACTTGACCTGTGTGGAGGCCTGCACGCTGTTGAGGAGCTGGTCAGCGGTGACCTGTCCTCGTTCGTTTCGGCCCTGGGGCCGCATTGGTGACGCCATGTTTCCCGTTCCTGGCTAGTGTTGCCTGATGACGAAGTTGCGAGGAGTGGCGTCTAGGTTCAAACCCCGAGGTGAGGCGCCCAACGGCCACCCGACATCGACCGCCAGGTTTCTTGATCTTAAGCAGGACGTACCGACTCCTCCCGACTGGGTTCAAGAGAGCAGTGACGCCTGGCGGTCCCTGTGACGATGACACCAGAGCCGTGACGTCGTCAACCTGAAGGACTCGTTAGGGATTCGTGAGCGCCCCGCCTGCTTGGGTGGCCGAGGTTTGAACCTCCGGGCGGCTGGGAAAACGGTCACGGCGGGTGACTTTGATCTTGTGCGCGCCTTGCATGATTATGCCGGGACGTTGGTCCTGAGCTGCGGCTCCTACCCGTAAGTAAGGTGCGTGGGGTGGTCCTCCCTTATACGTCAGACCCCTTAGGTAAAGCTCTCTAACTGCCCCTTTGACCTGCCCTTTACGTTGGACACCGAAGAAATTGGCGGCTTGTCAAAGGCGCTACGACCACTTATCGTTGTTGACGCACCGTGGGATAAGGGAGTGTCCCCACGGTGAGCCCGGTTCCAGCGGGTGACTTCCCCAACACGATAAGGACTTCGGATTAATGTCAAGTCGGATCATTCCTGTGTCAGATGACAAGGTGGCCGAGCTTCTCAGATCCGGACGCACTGCTACTGACCTCGCTAATGAGTGGGGTGTCAAGCCGCAGACCGTCCGTAAGGCTGGCCGTGCGGGCGGCTACAGCCCCGGATACGACACGATTACGGTGCTGCCGGTTAGGGTGATGGGCCCTCGGGCCTTTGCCCCGGCGGCGCGTGGCTTGCGCGGATGGGCTACCGTCCGTAATGGCGGCCAGCTTGCCGAGCGTGACGCGACGCGTTTCGAGACATGGAAGCAGACGCGCGATAAGACGAACACCGTAGTTGAGTTTTCCGAGAACTACCCTCCGAACCCTGCTAGCCCCACTCATGGCGGTTGGCACTACGAGAAGCGCAGGGCTGATACCCCTGCGGATGAGTACTTCCAGGAGACCAGGCCTGACGGTCCGGCAGATGAGCCCTCCCCGGGGGGTGAATGACGGCTAGGCCGCTACCAGGCGTAACGAGAGGCACCCACTGTCAGTGGGTGCCTTTAATGTTCATCTCGCAGGCTTGTTTAAAGGCGAAGTAAAGCTCTACTCTGGCACCCGGCACGTGGGCACGTTGTGGATTGGAGGCGAGATGGCGTTCGGGGTTGCGTGCGGCATCTGCGAACAAGAGGGGGACCGGGGACCGTTCGAAGGGCAGCATACTGCCGACACGGACGGTGACACGGATGCATGGGTTTGGCGGTTCAAGCGTGGTGAGATGGTCTTCGTATCAGGCAGAGCCGAGGACGTAAGTATTCCCCTTGACGCGTACGTGCTCATGCCCTACTGTGATTGCTGCGGCCAGGTTCTTAGACAGGACCGAGGCCTAGAACTATCCGCGCCCCTCGCGGCTTACGTGCTCTAAATAGCATTACCCCTCTGAAGGGGCCACGGCTACCGCCGTGGTCCTTTTTTCATCCCCACTAAGTATCGTCTTTGACGCACGGAGGAGACCACGCTTTGAGTGAAGACAAGCCTTACAAGGGCATCCGGTACGAGATTCCCTGTGTCATCGATCCCGAAGACGCGCTGACCTTCCGGGCCTTCGAGGACGGCGCGGGAAACGTGGTGCTCGGCGTGGAGATCGGCCACCACTACGCGAGCGGCTACGACGCTGACGCGTCCGTGGTGATCGGGATCGAGTACCTGACTGAGCTTCACAACGCCATTAACGGCGCACTGGGCGCCGTCGCGACCAACGGAATCCGGCTGATCGAGGAGAAGGCGGAGAAGGAGCGCGCGGAGGCCTTTAAGGCCCGATGGGGCCTGAACCTCTCCTACCTTGACGGCCCGGAGCCGTCCTGAGCGGGCCTCACCGGTCCGTCTCGCAGCTAACAAGCTGGGTGCGGTGCGGGGAGTCCTACCGGCTCGAAAGGGTCGCAAGGGCCCCGCAGACCCCGGCGGCGTGGACGCTGCAAGGGACGGCCGTGCATGCGGCTGTCGAGTTCTACGAACGGTCTTTGCGGACCGCGACGCTCGCGGACGTTGTCGCTCACTTCTACAGCGCGTGGGACACGGGGCTCATGTGGATGCAGAAGGCCGAACCAGATATGTCCCGGTGGCTCACTGGCACCCCGAAGACCAAGGGGGACGCGGACGCTGCCAGGCGTCGCCAGAGAGGCGCCGAACAGGTTGCCGCCTACATCGGATACGCGCAAGCGTCGCCGTTCGACATATGGCAGACGCCGGACGGCGCTCCGGCGGTCGAGCTTGAGTTCCGCGTCGTGCTCGGCGGGGTCGAAGTCCTTGGCTACATCGACCAGGTTCTAGAAGCCCCCGACGGATCCCTGTGGGTCCGAGACGTCAAGACCGGCACGAAGCTTCCCGAGAGCCCCCTACAGCTCGGCGTGTACGCGGAAGCCCTTGAACAGAAGTACGGCGTCCGGCCAGCTCAGGGCGACTTCTTCATGTGCAAGAACAACGCTCCAACGAGGCCGCACGACCTGAGCGGTTTCACGTCGGCCCGGCTGGGCCGCTGGTTTGCCCGGGTGGACCGGGCCATCAAGGCAGGCGTGTTCATCCCGAACCCGGGTGAGTCCTGCCGCACCTGTTCCGTGTCGCGCTGGTGCGACGCGGTTGGTTCTGATCGAGACACCTACGGAGGTACCGAGCTTGACTGACACCCACCTGCCCGAGGCGCCGTGTTCTGTGACCTGGACGCCGGGAAAGGCGCCCCTCATTACCCTTCGGGACGGGTCGGTCCTGGACTGGGCCGCGACCGTCCGGGAGTTCCGGAACAGTGAGGTGATCGAGGAGATTGCCTCCACTCAGGAGGCCATCAATGCCCGCTTTCAGATCGTGACTCAGCTCGGCGGGCAGCGCATCGACGGCGGGCAGCCGGCGGGGAGCTTTACAGCTCCGCCCGCGGGTCCTCCGGCGCAGGGCGACGGGCGTTCGTGCCAGCACGGCACGATGAACTTCAACGCGGGCACCGGCAAGAACGGCAAGCCCTACAAGCGGTACGACTGCCCGAGCAAGGTTCAGGGCTGCGGCCCTCAGTGGGGCTGATAGCCGTTGCTGAGCCTCGCACGCGCTACGGCCACGCGGGGCACCGCAGGTGAGCCGTTGCCCACCGTGTTCAAGGGTCTCGGGGCTCAAGGTGTCGCCTTCCGGATGGGGCAGCTGTCGCTAGTGGCGGCTGCCCCCGGTGTTGGCAAGAGCCTCCTAGCTCTGACTCTCGCAATGCGGGCCGGGGTCCCATCCATGTACTTCAGCGCAGACACGGACCAGCAGACGATGGCGGTTCGCGCCGCCTCGATGCTCACCGGCTGGCGCACAGAAGACGTGGAAAACGCCTTGGAACAGGGCTTCACGGAAGCCCTTGACGTCCAGCTACACAAGCAACAGCACATTGGGTTCAACTTCCATGCGCCGATCACGGCGACCGCCATGGAGGACGAGCTAAGGGCGTACCGGCAAATCTACGGCGACTATCCCATGTTGATCGTGATTGACCTTCTCCACAACTTGGACTTGGAGAGCGGTTCGGCCGGTATGCAGAAGCTTGAAGACAACATCGATTTTCTGCATGAGATAGCCCGCGAGACGGGCGCTCATGTTCAAGCGGTGCATCACGTGGTTGGTGAGTATGAGGACGGCTTGCAGGCCGTTCCTCTCTCTGGCCTTCGCGGGAAGGTCGGGAAGATTCCGGAGATGGTGTTGACGCTTCACCGTGTCGGCACTGACACCTATGAGGGTGCGAGACAGATGGGCGTTTCGGTGGTGAAGCACCGGACCGGCAAGTCTGATCCTTCGGGGTCGTGGGTGATTCCGCTCAACGTCGATCTGGAAAGGATGCGGATAGAGGGATGAGAGTTCTTGAAGAACTGCTCAAGGCGGTGGATACGGCCCTTGAGAACGTCGAAGACGACGGGTGCGGCTGCTGTTCTGAGGGCGAGTTGTTCCGGGCGCGCTTCGACGCGCTGAACAAAGCGCGGGATCTCGTTGAGATTCTGATCGGCGAAGAGGGGGCCAAGTGACGATCCAGTTTGAGGCGTGGCCTTCCACGCCCCGGCTTTATCGGGGAATGGTCATCACGGAGAAGCTTGACGGCACCAATGCCGCCATCGTCATCACGAAGGATGGCGAGTTTGCCTGTCAGTCGCGGAAGCGACTGATAACCCCGGACAACGACAACATGGGGTTTGCGGCTTGGGCCTATGAGCGTCGGGAAGAGCTGACGGGATTCCTCGGCACTGGTCGACACTTCGGCGAGTGGTGGGGCAAGGGGATTCAGCGCGGTTACGACATGGACCGGAAGATATTCAGCCTTTTCAACTCGCACCGCTGGGGCCCCAGCGACGACCTGTGGGACTACCGGCCGGACGGCCTTGACGTGGTGCCGACCCTGTACCGGGGGCACTTCGACTTGGGAACGGTCGAGCTGGCCAAGCTCGATTTGAAGCTGAGCGGTTCTAAGGCTGCTCCCGGCTTCATGGATCCGGAAGGCGTCATTGTCTGGCACCCCGCCAGCGGCGCCAAGTTCAAGACCACCTTTGACCAGTTCGACCGTGAAGGCGGAAAGACATGGCAGGCCGGTGAGTAACGGCCGCTCAAACAAGAGCAAGGGCTACCGGGGCGAGACGGAATGGGTCGAGGCCGCTATAGAGGCGGGCTTCCCTGACGTCGGCCGGAATGGCTCTGTGTACGGCTCGAAAGACCGGGGCGACGTCCACGGTATTCGCGGCTGGGTCGTTCAGATCAAGTCGGTAGCCACGATGAAGATTCCGGAGTACCTGAAGGACGCGGAAGAGCAAGCCAAGAACGCCGGGGTGAAGCTCTTCTGTGTCTCGTTCAAGCTCCGAGGAAAGCACATGCGGGAGGGCGTGACCGTCCTCCCCAACCGGACATGGTTTCAGATGGTGAAGGAGGCAGAAGAGCGTGACGCTGAACTCGCAGCGCTCCGGCGCCTACTCAAGTCCCAAGGTGCCGATAGCCCGGGTTCTTGAGCACTACGGCCTAGACCATGTGCCGTCCGGGCGGAACCGTCAGATCCGATGTCCGTTCCACGGGCAGGACAGGCGCCCTAGCGCCTCAGTAAACACGGTGGAAGGGCTCTTCCACTGCTTCACGTGCGGCCTTGGAGGCGACGGGATAGCGATCATCCGGGAAAGGGAGGGGCTGACCTTTGGCGAGGCTGTTGACTTCGCAACTGGAATTCTTGGAGTCGAGCGCCAAGCAGTATCACAAGGCGCTGCCCGGCAGCGTCGCAGAGCACTATCTGATGACGAACCGGGGCCTGTCCAAGGACAGTCTAGCTTTCTTCAAGCTGGGGTACGTCGAAAGCCCCGTCTCGGGTCATGAGCAGTACGCGGGATGCATCAGCATCCCCTACCTGACTAAGGCCGGTGTGGCAGGCGTTCGGTTCCGTCGCATAGGCGACGGGGCCGGGGCCAAGTACCTGTCCGAGAAGGGCCAGGAATCCCGCCTCTACAACCCGGCCGGGTTCTTCCGGCACGAGCGGTTCATCTGCTTGTGCGAGGGCGAGATAGACACGATCACCGCGTGGCAGTGCGGCCTACCGGCCGTGGGCATTCCCGGGTGCCGATCGTGGAAGCCGTTTATGGCCCGCTGCTTCGACGGCTACGACGCGGTGTTCATCCTGGCGGACCAGGACGACAAGGGCGACGGGCAGGAGTTCGCGGACACGGCCGCGAGCCAGATCAAGACGGCACGTGTCGTGCCTATGGAACATGCCGGGGTCGGCATGGATGTGAACAAGTTCGTGACCGAGCTGGGCCCTGCGGCCCTCATAGAGAAACTGGGGGTCGAGCTGTGAGCCCTAACTATCCCGAGAAGGTCATCACCTTCGGAATGACCAGCGCTGAGCTGGCGCAAGGGGTGCAGTGGTTTCTTGCGGCTGCTTTACAGCGCGTGGCCGGCACAGGCCGGGAGCAGTACGAGAAGCGCCGTGACAACGGCGGCGTCTATCAGGCCTTCGAGGAGATGACTCCTCGGGAGCTGCTTCAGATGGCCCGTGAAGAGGTTCAAGACCTCGGGGTCTACGCGGCCATGTTGGACATCCGGCTTGCCCGCATGCAGCGGGCCTTTGAGGCCAACTCGACGATTGGAGATGCCCGTGTCTGATCTCTCGGTGGAGCTGGACTTGAGCCCGGCGGCCCTCGCCGGAATCTACCGGTGGCGGGGCTGGCCTCTGGCCATGTGCAAGGAATCGACTCCCACGGCTGAGGACCTGACGGAGCTGATTGCACACGTGACGCGGGAGGTTGCCGAGTCCGACCCGGGCGCTTACTTCTCCCTCGGCCGGATTCTGGCGATCCGCGAACCTGATATGCCGAACATGATCGAGGTTTCGCTAGTCATCGGCGTTGCCTGGGTCGGCGACGGCCAGGACCCCGACAGCCCGCCGGCCAACCGCTTTACAGACAGCCCCGCGGACGGGGCCCACGACATTCTGAACGACGGGGAGACTGCATGAGCGCCTGGACGACCACGGTCTTTCTGCCGGACACGCAGATCCCGTATCACGACGCGAAGTTCTTGCGGGCGCTGTTCCGGTTCATTGAAGACAGCCAGCCCGATCGCGTGGTCCACGTCGGAGACTTCCTGGACGCGCCGGAGCCGTCGCGCTGGAACAAGGGCGCGGCCGGTGAGTACGCGGGGACCTTGCAGAAGTCCCTAGACATCGCAACCGGCGTGCTCGGCGATCTGCGGGCCGTCTACAGCGGCCCGGTGGTGCTGAAGCTCGGCAACCACGACCGACGCATACAGGACTACGTCAAGCGGTACGGGCCCGCCCTGGCGCCCCTGCGGGCGCTTGAGTTCGAGGCCCTGATACAGGCTGACGCGTTCGGCGCCGAGGTCGTTCACGGCCTCTACGAGGTCGCCCCGGGTTGGCTTGTGGCTCACGGCGACGAGGGCTCTCTCAGCCGGATTGCCGGGAACACGGCGGCCGGGCTGGCACAGAAGTTCGGCGCCTCCGTGGTGTGCGGGCACACGCACCGCGCGGGCCTGGTGCCGGTCTCGACCGGCTACAACGGCCGGATTCTGTCGCGGTGGGGCCTTGAGGTCGGTCACGCGATGGACGTGAAGAAGGCGGGCTATCTCAAGGGCGGCAGCGCGAACTGGCAACAGGCGTTCGGGATCCTCCGGACCAACGGCCGGACGTCGATTCCGCACCTGGTGACCGTGGTTGATAGGCGCTTCGTCGTTGACGGCGCCGTGTACGAGTGGAAGTGAGGCGACGTTGGCTCTGACGCACGATGACTACGAGTGGGTTTCCCCGATCATCAAGCAGGCGGCCGGGCAGCTCGCCCGCCGCTGGCCCGGCATTGACCGGGACGACATCGAACAAGAGATCTGGGTCTCTCTGCTCCCGGACTTCGAGAAGCTTCCGGCTGATGCCGACTACATCGGCCGCTGCGCCTACAGGGCGGGTCAGACGTACGCCTCTAACGAACGCTACTTCTACACGCTGAAGACGGCGCAATGGGTCTACACCCCGAACGAGGTTCGGGCCCTGTTCCGGGACGCGTTCTTTGACCCGGCGTGTTGGGAAGAGATGCCCACCCGGGAGTCAGCGAACACGCTTGCAGCCGGGGGCGTTGTGGTGGCTCTCTGGGACCTCAAGAGGGTCTATGCGGACCTGCCGGACCAGTACCGGGAAGTGATCGCGCAGTGCTATCGGGATCGGCCTGGGGTGGCGCGGGATGATGCGACTAAGAAGCGCCTTCAGCGCGCGGTGGACCGCGCGACGCGGCTCCTCAATCAGCGGATGGCCGTTCCGGAGCGGGGAGAGCTGGACTAGTTCCGCGGAGAGCTTTACAGCGGTTGGCCGGCGGGCCCCCGGGGATACGGTCCCGGGGGCCTTTTGCTGCCCTCAGGCGGCTTGCAGCTTCTCCCCTTCCTCTGGCAGGAACACCCGATCCGAAGAGACGAACTGGGCCGATGACCCGTCGTGGAAGCGGAAGCGTCGGCGGCTGCCGATCTCCTGAATCTCTTCCACGATCAGCGTGTCTCCCTGGACGCGGACCTGTTGCCCCACGGCGATCTCAGTGGGGTACATCCAGGCCCTCACGGGGAGACCGGGCGGATGGTGCTGGCGTGGGCTGTCCACTCCATGCCGGACACCGTGAGGTGCCGGACGACGCAGAAGCCTGTGAGCGGGTTGAACTCCCACAGTCGGCCTAGTCTGGTGCCGTCTGTGACCACCATTCCGCTGAGGGCGGAGAGGTCCGCCTGAACGGCGGAGCCCGGCGGCTCCGCAGATGGAACGACCGGGCTTGCGAGGGTTTCCACCTCGCCCGGCGGCATTCCCACGGCCGTAGCCGTGTCCGCTTGGGACATGTGATCTCCAGTTGTGATCTTTCGGCCACGAGATGTGACCTAAGCCAAAGCTACTCCTCGATCAGTGCTCTGACCATCTTCGACGTGCCGAAGCTCCCGGGGGTTCAGGAAGAACCGTTCCCACGTCAGGGCGTCCGCTGTGTCCTCTGGCGTCTGGACGAGGTAGATCCGATGGCCTACACGCGCCTTGTCGGCGCCGTCGTTGATCTGGTTCCAGGCTGCCGCTATCGGGGGCGCCTTGTGGTCCCGGCCGGGCCCCGAGTTGTCCCGGCCGAGGGAATCCAGCTCCGCAAGGATCTCGTCCCGGGTGCCGATCATCAGCGCGTATCTCTCCATGCGGGGAGCTTATCGGCTGCGCTATGCTGGGTGCCGCGTCGCTGTCTTGATCCCTAGTGTTCAAGTTTCATGCTGGCAAATCGTGAAGGGCGACGCCAAGAGGCCCCCGCTTCGGCGGGGGCTTTCTTGTTGCCTTTCTGGTATCTCTCTTGACGCATCGCTATAGACGCGCGTATCGTTTTTGACGCGCCAAAGCGGCGCGGGAAACACGGCCCGGAAGGGTTTGCCAGCATGAGCAAGAGCTACAGCCACGGCGAGCGCAAGGCCAATGGCAAAGGTGACGCCGATTTCCGGCGCATCCGCAAGACCGCCCGCCGTCAGGAAATACAGCGCGGCGGTGAGAAGTGAGCAAGTCGCACACTTCCGATGGTATGCACGCGTTCATAGCGCGTGTGGGCGTTCTGGCTATCTCGGCCGGGGCATTCCGCGTCTCCTACGACGCGTGGACGACCGTGTCTAAGTCGTCCGGTATCCGCCCGGCCCTGGCGGGCTACCTGCCTTGGATCACGGAGGGCTTTTTGGCCCTGGTGGTCTACACGGCGTGGGTGGTGCGTAAGCGCGGCGCACAAGGCCGCTACCCGATTGCCTTGGGCTTCGTGCTGTTGGCGATTGGCGTTTACGTCCAGGTGCGGCACGGCATGGCTCACGGCCACCCGCTGACGTTGGCGCCGGTTGAGGCGGGCGCCATCTCGGCGCTGCCGACCCTCATCACGGCCGCGTCAATTCACCTTCTGGTGCTGACGTTCGAGAAGGTGACGCACGCCGCCGAGGAGGAATCCTCGGAGCCCGAGAAGCCGTCTGGGCCCGTGGCCGACGACTTCGAACAGTGGGCCACTGAACCCCCTGTCGCGGAGCCGCTGCCGCTGCCGGAGATCGAAGAGCCGGAGGTAACTAGCCCCAGTGCTGGGCCCTTTCCCGGCGGAGCCGAGACAGGTTTCGGGGCTACGCCCGTGGCTCTCCGGGGCGCAGGGCAGTTCTACGCCTTGGCCAAAAAGGCGAAGGATCCCAACACCCGCGCTTACTGGATGAATCTAGCTGACGGCTTCGGCAAGCCCCGGATCTGAGAGGGACGCAGGGTAATGGAAATCGTGACTCGACGGGTGGCGGACGACTTGGACAACACGCAGGACGCAACGGAAACGATCCCCTTCAGCTTCGACGGGATGGACCTGGAAATAGACCTGTCGGAAGGGAACGCCCTCCGCTTTCGGCTGCTCATGGCGGAGTTCGTGAATGCGGCCCGGCCTCGAAAGCCCAAGGCGCAGAGCGCCCCGAAGAAGAAGCCCAACCCGGAAACGGTGGCGGCCCGGGTGTGGTGGCGCCAGGAAGGCGGCCGTAACAACGTCGCTGAGTTCGTGGCGAAGGGCCGGATACCGGCAACAGTGATGGAGCGGTTCCGTGCCGCCCGCGAGACTGGCCCGCTCGAACTGGTCGCGTAGGATGGACGTCACCTAGTCAACATGACGGGTTATTCCAGGGACAGGCTCTCGGCTTCGGCCGGGGGCCTGTTTCTTTGGGCGTCCAGTTGGTGGCGCGCTTTAAAGCATTCCCAAGATCTTTCCCGTAGCGGGTCAGGTCGCACACATGGTTCACTGCATTTCGCCGTTCGGACGATCACCAGGGAGGACACGGTATGAGCGAGGGTTACGCGGCTCCGCAGCAGCAGGACGGACAGGCCCCGCAGATTGTGTATGTGGAGGCTCTGCCTCAGCCGCAGGTGGTGTATGTGCAGAACACGGCAACGGCCGTCGTTCAGGGCCGG